TCTCGAAGGCTCGCTTCGAGTGGCTCTTCACATGTGCAGCCTTCAACCTACTGAAGCTTTGGCGCCACTGGAAGCAAGCGATGGGCCGCCGAGGGGAGGCCATGGCGACCTGCTGAAGCGAGGGAGGCTTCTCCCCGCCGACATAAGGCCCACACTTCGTCTTATCAAGGAGCAACGGCCGCGGGGGAACCCGACATCAACGGCGATTACTAACACGGGCTGCTAGCGCCGTGGAGATCGCCAGGGTCGCGGAGGCTGCTGGTCAGCTCGGGATCAAGACGGAGAACATCCTGAAGTTCACGCGGGTCATGATCGACCTCGGCGTATCGACGAACCTGTCTGCTGACCAAGCCGCCACGGCCCTTGCGCGCTTGGCCAACATTACGCAGATGCCGCAGGACCAGTTCGACCGGTTGGGCTCCACCGTCGTCGCGTTGGGCAACAACCTGGCCACCACCGAGGCGGAGATCGTGGAGATGGCGCTCCGCCTCGCTGGCGCGGGCAAGCAGGCTGGCCTGACGGAAGCGCAGATCCTGGCGCTCGCGGGTGCTGCGTCGAGCGTTGGCCTAGCGGCTGAGGCCGGCGGTTCGGCGTTCAGCCGGGCCATCATTGCCATCGAGAACGCCGTTGCTTCGGGCGGCGAAAAGCTGCGGCTGTTTGCCCAGGTCGCTGGGATGAGCGTCGCCGACTTTAAGCGGGCGTGGGAGCAAGACGCAGCGGGTGCCCTGATCCTGTTCATCGAGGGCCTGGGCCGTCTTGGTGCAAAGGGCGAGAACGTATTCGAGGTCCTCAAGAAGCTGGGCCTTGGAGAGATCATCGTCCGTGACGCCCTGCTCCGCGCCGCCAATGCGGGCGACCTGTTCCGCAACTCGCTGGAGATTGCGACGACGGCCTGGGAGGAGAACATCGCTCTCACCAAGGAGGCCGAGCAGCGCTACCAGACGACGGAGAGCCAGCTGCAGATCCTTCGCAACCGGCTCAATGACGTCGCTATCACCCTGGGCGATGCGTTGCTTCCCGCCCTCCACGACGCCCTGACGGCTGCCCAGCCGCTCATTGACGCCATTTCCCGCATGGCGGAGTGGTTCGCCAACCTGTCGCCCGAGACCCAGCGGTTCATCATCACGCTGGCGGGCATCATCGCCCTGGCTGGGCCGTTCCTCATGGCCATCGGCGCCATGCTCAACACCATCAGTGGCATCGTGGGCGCCGTGCGCCTGGCTATCGGCCCGCAGGGGTTCGGCGGCCTGCTCACGTTCGGCGGCAAGCTGATGGAAGCTTTCGCCCTCTGGCGTGGTGGTGCCGCCACCTTCATGGAGGCCCTGGGCCTCGTCGTGAACCCTGCCGGCATCTGGATCGCGGCTATCGCCGGCGTCATTGCCATCGGCGTGCTGTTGTGGAGGCACTGGGATGAGATTACGGCGTTCCTTGGCCGGGCGTGGGAGGCCATCAAGGCCAAGGCCACCGAGGTCTGGGATGGGCTGAAGAACTGGCTTGCGACCACGTGGGAGAACATTCGCGCCAAGGCCGAGGAAATTTGGGGTCGCATCCTCGAGTTCATCCGCCAGTTCCCGGACAAGGCGAAGGACTTCCTGAGCACGCTGCCCGAGAAGATGGCGTACTGGGTGGGCTACGCCATTGGCCGGGTGCTCGCGTTCTTCCGGGACCTGCCTGGGAATGTGGCCACGTTCGTTTCGCAGATGGCCCAGCGAGTGTCCGAGTGGTTCCAGCGTGCCAAGGACTGGGCCATCGAGCGTGTTACGGCGCTCTATAACTCGGCGCGCGAGTGGTTCAGCCAGCTACCTGGCAAGGTGGCGGCATGGCTGAGCAGCCTGCCCGACAAGGCCCGGGAGCTGTTCAACCGCGCCAAGGATCGGGCCGTCGAGGCGGCAACAAAGCTCTATGAGGGCTTCAAGGAGTGGGTGACAAAGATCCCTAGCGTCCTTGGCGACGTGTTCACGAACATCTGGAACGAGATCAAGACCTGGCCCTCCAAGCTGTGGGAGAAGGCCAAGAGCATCGGCCGTTCCATGTGGGAGGGCTTCAAGGACGGTCTGGGTATCCACTCGCCCAGCTACATTGAGCGGGCCTTCATGGCCATTGAGGAGCAGGCGTGGGCAACGATGGCCAGCCTGCGCCAGCTGGTGCCCGACATCCGCCCGCTAATGGCCCGCATGGTGCAGCCCGTGCGGCTGGCGCTGGCGGCGGACATGCCGGTGGCCCTGGAGCCGCCGGCCATGACACTGCCTCGCGTGGCCGGACGGGGTGAGGACGCCGGCCCCGCTCCGGTCCATATCTCCGGCCCCATCCACATCACCGTCCAGGCCCGTGACCTGCGGGACGTCGAGGACGTGCTAAACCTGTTCCGCAACCTGCGCCAGGCGGCGCGGGCGGGGGTGTGACGCATGCGGTGGATCATGCACGAGCACGGCAAGATTCGTCGCGGCAAGGGCGAGCCCCCGGCTGAGGGTGACGTGTACATGGTGGACGAGAAGGGCAGTGCGGCGCTGGTCGGCGGTCGGCTCTATATCGACGGCCGGCTGGCGCCGCCTGGTTTGCACCGGCTGGACCTGGGCGACGTGGTGCTGCCCGTTGAGGTGGCCGAGACGAAGGGGCGGCAGCGCAAGGCCAAGCGCTTGGTGGCAGAGCGAAAGGAGGGCCGTGGCCGTGCCTCGTGAGATCACGCGGATCGAGGTGCCTGACCCCGAGCCGATGCACCAGACGCCCGACGGCGGAGCCGAGACGCAGGGGGCGGCGTACCGCCTGTCGGCCCCAGCCGTGGCCACCGAGCCCCTGACCGTCACCGCTCCTGACGGCACGGTCCTGACCTGGGTACCCACCGAGCTGTGCTACCGGGATGAGAGCGGCCGAATGGACTACATCGTAGGTTCCGCCCCGGCCAACGTTCGGGCGCGTGATCGGGAGGCCCGGTATCAGCGGACCTTCCCCATGGCCGACGATGTATTTCTGGCCGAAGCGGAGCGAGTCAAGCATTGGGTGATCCTCCACGAACCGCCCAGGCCGCCAGCGGAGTACCTGTCCGGGGCTATCGAGTTCGGTATCACGGGGGTAGTATCAGGCGTCCCCTTGCCGGAAGGGCGGCATTGTGAGATCGAGGCCGGACCGTTCCGGCTGCCCAAGCCCGTGGCGCGCGACCTTAGTGGACGGGAGATCGAGGGCTACTACGAAGTGGTGCCTGCGGAGGGCGGGCAGCAGGTCTTTATGTGGTTCCCGGCGGCGGCAGCATTAGAGGCCGTTTATCCCGTGACAATCGATCCGACGATTCTTGTTGACGCGGACGACATGGGCACGTGGAGCCATGGTGCTCATTTGGTCGCTATTGCGCCAAATGGTGATATATACGCCGTCGTCCGCCCCAACACCAACAATGTGCGGGTGTACCGTTCTGCGGACGGCGGGCAGACGTGGACGAACATTGCTTTCCCAGGCCCCTCAAAGACGCCGTATGGAATCCAGGATGTTATGGCTGCAATAGCGGCTACGCCGGACGGCAATATCCATCTTGTTATCCGGTACTACCACCGCCCAGGCACTACGAATTACGACGTTATCGAGTATCGCCGTTATACGGGCACGGGCTGGAGCAGCGCAAGCATCATCGACGAATTTGTGCGGGTGAATCGAATCGGTCTATCGATGACGGTCAGCCCGGACGGGAAGCTACATGTGGTGTATCCGGGACCGAACAACGAAATCCGTCATGCTGCGTATGACGGTACCACATGGAGCAAAAGCACAGTGGCGACGGGAAGTGCCCCGTACCATCCGACGATCGCAAGCGACACGTATGGCCGCATCATGGTGGTATGGGTTGATAACTCGCCATCGGATCGTGTTTATTTCGCTTTGCGGCAGGGGTCTTCGTGGTCTACGCCCGCACAGGTCTATGAGGCCGGGAGTTACCAGCTGGTGCCGTTTCTTGTTGCTGACGGAAACAATGTCTTCCATCTTGTTTGCAAGCAAGCCGGTTTACCAGCCCATCTCCGCTATGTGGGGTCAGCCTGGACGGAGCCGGTCCCGGTGGCAGGTGTGGGAAATGCGCCTATAGGTGATCCTGTGGCATGTGTCGAGTGGCCTGTTACTCTGCACGTATTTTGGACGGACCGCACAGTGTCCGGCCAAAGCCGGTTGGCCTGGAATAGCTTCGATGGTACACAGTGGGGGACGACCCAGAGTGCCGCGGTTGGCGGTACCGATCTATACACCAGTACCCTTTATTACCCGGCGGTTCCCCCGAAAGTAATGGCGCGGTTGCCGGTGGTCTTTACGGAGAACAAGTCTGGCAGCGGGTACAACCCTACGGGATACTATGCTGAGGCTAGGATATTGCTTGTTAATGAACCACCACATGCACCATCTCTCGTTGATAGCGTGGGGGCGTTCGACGCCACCCAGGACGTGACGTTGCAATGGTCCTTCTCGGACCCGGACCCGGCCGACACCCAATCAGCGTACCAGCTAGTCATCACGCGGGAGAGCGATGGCGCAGTCGTCTATGATACGGGTAAGGTGGCGTCTACAACCACAAGCCATACCATCCCAGGAGGAACCCTGGCCAATGGACAGCGATATCGGTGGACCGTCCGCGTTTGGGATTCGGCTGACCAAGCTGGTCCTTACGCCCCTGAACGCACGCTAGTGACGAGTGCAAGACCCGTAGCAATCATCATGGCTCCCACCCAGGATGATGAGATTGTGGCGGACCCCGTGTTGTTGGTGAAGTGGTCTATTTCGGACCCTGAATCACGGGGGCAGTCTGCATATCGGTTGCGGTTGATCGACACGGATGGGGCCACAGTTCTCGATAGCGGACAAGTGGCCGACGCCACGGCGCGTGCCTACCAGCTGCGTGACCTGCAACACGGGCAGCGGTACACGATTGAGCTTACCGTTTGGGACGGTGACGGCGTGGCATCTGATGCCGCTACCCGGACATTCATAACATCGTTCCTGCCGCCCCCGGAGCCGACGGCGACGGTAGAGGCGTTGGAAGCGTGGGTGCGGATCAGCATTGCGAACAACGATGCTGGAGCGGAGGTCCCAGTAGCCGGCAACGATATCTACCGTCGCAGGGTTGGCGAAACCGGCAACGGCATCCGCATTGCGACGGGTGTACCGGTTGACGGCGTGGCCTACGACTACGCCGTGCCCTCTGGCGTGGCCTACGAGTATCGCGTCGTTGCCGTCGGGATCAACGGTGCTCCTGCCGCTTCTGCTTGGGTTGCGGCCCCTGTCTTGAACCTAACCGGGGCCTGGATTCACGATCCGGCGGACCCGGCCAACACCATCCGCCGGTTCCGCGTGGCCACTGACCGCTCAGAGAGCTGGGAGCCTGCGGCCGAGACGTTGCAGTTCGCGGGGCGGAAGCTCCCGGTCGCGGAGTTCGGGGAGCAGACGGACCAGCGGGTCAAGACGGCCATCATCGTCCTGTCCGACTCGCTGGCGGACCTACATGCCCTGCGGTCGCTGGCGGATCGGCGGACGGTGCTGTGCTACCGCGACTCGGCAGGGCGGCGCATCTTCGGCGTCCTGGGGCCGCTGAACATCCGCGATGAGCGCCACGGGGGCTATACCGTGGACCTGGAGATCACGGCGGTGGACTACGACGAGGCGGTGTAGGCCATGGAGCCGCTGGCGCGCAACGGCTACACGGCAGACCAGGTGCGGGCCGCTCTGCACGGGGCGGCCCGCCATATGTCCTACCGCTACGAGCTTCTGGACGACCAGAACCGGCACAAGGCGTGGTTGCCCAACGTGCTGGAGGGGCGGGTCAGCTACAACGCCCTGGCCGAGATCAAGAGGACGGCGCGGTTCGTGCTCCGGGAGGACCCGGCGGCCGGCATCGACTGGCTCCGGGACCGCGTCCGGCCCTGGGCGCGTCTGCGGATGCCCGACGGGGGCTATGCCGAGTTTCCGCTGGGCGTGTTCCTGCTGTCGTCGCCGGTTCGCCGGGAGACGGACACCGGCGCGGTGATCCGCGAAGTCGAAGCCTACGACCAGCTGGTGGTGCTCCGGGACCACCGGGTGACCAGCCGGTACGTCGTGGCCGCCGGGACCAATTACATCGCCGCCGTCTCGCAGGTGCTCACCGAGGCGGGGATCACGGACCAGGACCTGCTGCCGACGGCCCTGACGCTGCCCGCCGATCGAGAGTGGGAGCCGGGCACGACGCGGCTGCAGATCGTGAACGACCTCCTGCTGGCCATCAACTACCAGAGCCTGTTCTTCGACGCGGCCGGACGGGCGGTGGCGCGGCCGTACCGCGACCCGTCG